AACAACTTGTATTTTACAGTATCAAAGGTAAGAAAAGAGGCATATTTGGTTAGTTTTCTTCGGTAATCTGGCCATCGTATTGTATCGGTAATCTTCCTGTCCCACATCGGTAAGAATTGCAGGATTGCGTTTAGGACGATTAGTGTTTCTGGTGATATCTCTTTGCGTAAAGCCATCGTTAACAGTCTTGGATGGTCTCCATTCGTTGACAATAATTCATTAGGATCTTTACAATCTTCAAAAATAACTTTACAATCATTCTCAAAGGTATACGATAGAGATTGAACTACCTTCTGCCGTAATAGGTAATTTACCTCAGCTTCAGGTTGTAATAGTGTGCCTGCCCATGCCTCACTATTCTCAAATAGATTGGCAATTACAAAATTCTGAAATTGTTCTTTATTTGGATACTTACGGGACAGTTTATAGAAATGGTATTTGTCCCTACGATTTTCAAATGTAGTGGGACTGATATTACACTTACCATTGTATTTGAAGTAATCGTAATCGCTGGTGAAGTGTAATTTTAGAGTATGATATATTGAAAATGCTTCATAGCCTGTCATAGTGGCAATCTAGGGCTTTTATTCTTTAATAAATTATTTTCCATTGCATCATTTTCAATCTTAGATTTAAGGTTGGCATTTACCAAAGTGGCCGCCACTTCTATTTCTAATCCTGTCTTTTTGCAATACTCAGTAATCGCTTCAATGTAGTTGTAGTCTGTTTCAGCAACCAATTTATCAATTGCTATTGCAAACTTCATCATTTCGTCTTTAGTTGGCATTATCTATAATCAAACTCTTGGTCTGCTCTCTTGTCCTGAACCCATTCATGCTCTTCTTGTACCAAATCTAAACGACCATCAAAACTAAAGCCGCAACCTTTTAGGAACATTTCAAATTCATTAACAATATCACTTATGGTTTCAGCCTTGAATTCAACCGTTCTTTTAGATGAAACGGCATCTGCAAAAGGCATTGCCTCTTCTTCACAAATAAATGTAAACTTGCTCATATTATATTCCTTTTCAATTTACGACATTCTTCTTTCACTTCAATTGGATAATCTGCACTAATTTCAGAAATGGTGCAATCATAAATCTTCACACGGATAGGTTCATATGAAAATACCGTGTGAAGAACAATAGCAATCAAACATAATGTTACAGAAACAAAAACAATCACATTCTGCATAATAACCTTTCAATTATTTTTTAGGTGATGGTGATCCTGTATGACTACCTTGTGCAGCTGCATATGCAACACAAATGGTATCTGTTTGTTGAACAAATGAACAACGAACCGCAACAGGATCAACTCCCTTTGCAATAGCAGCATCAATGTTCTTTGACATTAGCGCTCTATCATTTATATAATAAACTGATATAGAAATAATTGCGGTAATAAAAACAATTGCAACCGCAACAATCACACCTATAATATCTTTTCTTAAATCGCTCATAGTTTTATGTCCTTTTTCATTGTTACTAAATCTGACTGACGTTTATAAAATATATGCCTGCCAATTTGTGTAGTCTTTGGCAATCCCCATTGAGGATTAACATAATCTGCATGATAGTATGTGGCACCTTTTGTAATATCTGCCATGTTTTCGTAATTCATTAAAACATAAACAGCTACTTCTCTCACGCTATTATACAATGAAGTGTGTATAATTGTCAACCTTTTAGAGGTAAACATTGAATCGCACATCCATGAGAATTGGCAAATTGTGTTACCATTAATCACCGTTTTTTGCTTTACCACACCACAAACATCTGAGCCATAGTTTCCTGAGGCTAAACGATTGAGTGTAACAAGTGCAACGGCAATCTGACCATCTTTTGATTCGTGGCCTGCTTCAAAATAGATATTCTCTGCTAAACAATCAACTTGTTTCTGTGTTGGTTTAGAAAGTGCTTTGTAACCAACGCTTGCTGGTATGTAATATCTACTCTCACTTGAATAAACATTCACAGCGGTTACCGCTAAAATAATTACTGATAAAATTATACTTAAAAGTATCGTTTTACTTCGCATACATCTCCTTTTTGTTAAGGAAAGGCCGAAGCCTTTCCGATCCATCAGGCGGACTTTTTGCTTGTAGTCTTTTGTTCTGTGGTAATATTAGAAACGAAATCGTTCAAGGTCTTTGCCTTGTTAATGACTTCTTGTTCTGATGGAAATGGCGGGTAACCTGGATGTTTCGGTGGTTCCTGCCCATTGATTTTGGCCGTTTCACAATCTGTCGACCATTGGTTTGATATTTGTTCACGCTTACCAAAGTAATCATCGGAAAGCATATCTCGTGCCATCTTTAATAGCTCGAGGCGAATTTCAAAAGCTGTCATATTAGACATAGTAAATCTCCTGTGTGTTTATGTGTGTTATCGGCTTAGTGTGTGATGCCGATAATATATTTAGTTAATTTTAATCTTAATCCCAAAGGTTTTGATAATACTTACCAAATAATCTAAAGCCGTTTGCCTTTCGTTCTTGGTGTGCTTTTAATCCATCATTATCAACCTTCAACTTACTTTTACCTTCAGTCATATCTTTGAACCAAGTGTCGTGATTGGTCTTACCATCAACCTTTTCATATGCAGAGTGGTCAAAGAATTGTGCTTCATCATCATCTCTTATCTCTTGTTCAAATGCCCAAATCATTTCAGCGAGAATCCAATCCCAACGCATGAAGTGTAAACTGTCCGTATCCCATTCATTCTCTTTTGGTTGTGCCATGTGGCTACGCAAATATTCTGGCACATCTTCATCATTAGTGTAAGGTGCTCCATGCTTTTCTTTGTCTAATTGCTTTAACATTGGCAAAATAATATGAGCCAAGGTGTGATCCATTGACCAAGTATCCCAGCGGTCAATCTTTACATACTTGATTTGTGGATGAATGACATTTAATACCGAACTAATGGCAACGCTAATGGGTGAAATTCTTTTAGCCCATCGTTCAACCCATTCAGGATGATCCACATAATCTTTATCTTCAATCACGCCTTTATTACGACCACATTTACTCCAATCAGTCCAGAAAAAAATGTTCTCTATGATTGTGTATGGAGAAATCCAATGGTTACGATAATTGCTAATGTAAATTTTCATAATAGTTTATTGTATCATTAAAATGTAGCCACAGTAGGCAAAAATTGAGATGATGCCTAACTTAAAAACAAATAAGCATAAGGCAAGTAGAGGTGCTCTTAGTAGGTAGATTACCAGAACAAGAGATAATATAAACAATAATTCATAATCACCAACCGATGAATTTTCAACCTTTGTTACCGATGGTTGAATTTCAATCTTCTGTAATTCTTTTACAGGTTCAATTTTTTCAACGAATAAAGGCATATTATCTCATAATAAAATGGTGTGGGTGTTTTGAAGGAGGCCACCCACGAAGCCTTAAAGAATTACTTCTTCTTTTCGTCTTTTTTCACTTCAGCTTTTGGTGCATCTTTCTTTGGCTCATCTTTTTTGGCAGGTGCCTGAGCAAAAGCGGTTACAGCAAAAGTAGCAGCTACGAGTGCGATTAATGTTTTCATAATAATTTCCTTTTATAAAAGTGCCAGTATTCTGTTACGAGGAACTGGCGAAACCCTAAGCAGTTTTTAGGCTGCTAATGCGAACTTATTATCGTTTGCGGTTAATTCAATTGCTTCTTCGGCCGAGTATCCTCAACCCTATCGTCTTTAGCATTGACGATTCTCCATTTTTATACTCATCACTCTGTCGAAACCTGGCACCCCCATCAGAAGTATATTGCCACATTTGTGTTTGCTACCGATAACTCGGTTCGTCAATATACTTTTGGTGGAGGTGGGCAGAATTGAACTGCCGTCCAAAATAACTTTCTAAAAACTTCTACGAATTCAAAAAAACTAATAAAACAACTAGTGCTACAAAGATTGCACCAAAATAAAAATTAGCACGACTAGCACGGACTTTATCTACACAATTCTTATCTGGCATTATAGATAATTCCCTAAAAACCAAATTACAAAAAGTAAAGTTAAACCACCAGCTAGTAACTTTAAAGCACCAAACTGTTGTTCATTTTGCTCTGGTGTGCAGAGCTTCTTCCAATATTTATTCATACAGCTATTATACACCTATTTTAGTTATTTGTCAAGTAATATTTGGCAATATACTGTTTTAATTGAGGCAGGTAAGGTTCTTT